TGCCGCCTTCCCTCCCCGTCCTTTTTTTCGTTTCTAGGAGGTGCTCGCATGGGTTCTGCGCCTAGGAAATTGCGTGCTGTTGCGCCTGATGAGACGGCGGATTCGCCGAAGATTATGTCTCTGTCTGAGGCGATTGAGCTCGGTGATTATCTGCAGATTCTTCTTGCTCAGCGTCGGGAGATTGTGACGTCGTTGCCGGAGGAGCGCGGGCCGGCGAAGGCTGCGTTGCACCGTCAGTTGTCATTGATCTCGAAGGAGATCGAGGCGTTGGTGTCGCGGGATTCGGATGAGGCTGAGGGTGGCGCGAATGTCGAGGACGGGGAGTTCGACGCGGAAGCCATCTGAGCTGAAGCTTTCTGAGGTTGCTCGGCATGTGGTGTTCCCGAAGAACATCGCTTCGACGGTGTGGCCGCGGGTGGTTGCTCAGTGCGCTGCGATGGGCGTTTCGTTCGATGCGTGGCAGCACGGCATTGGGACGGTTGCTCTCGGCAAGTTGAAGAATGGCAAGTACGCTGCGACTGTCGGCGGCGTTGTTCTCAGCATCCCGCGCCAGGTTGGGAAGACCTTCCTGGTGGGCATGATGATCATCGCCCTGTGCATCCTGTTCCCGAACCTCACCGTGCTGTGGACGGCGCACCGCACCCGAACGTCGACGATGACGTTCAAGACGATGCAGGGCATGGTTCGCAAGAAGAAGATCCGTGTGCATCTGGCGGCGATTCGCAACGATGGCATCCGTTCGACGAACGGTGAGCAGGAGATCCGTTTCAAGAACGGTTCGGTCATCATGTTCGGCGCCCGTGAGGCTGGTTTCGGACGTGGGTTCGACTCGGTCGACGTGGAGGTGTTCGACGAGGCGCAGATTCTCACGGAGAAGGCGCTCGAGGACATGGTGCCGGCGGCGAACGCGTCGAAGCAGGCTTCGGGTGCGTTGCTGTTCTTCATGGGCACCCCGCCTCGGCCGACTGATCCTGGTGAGGAGTTCACGAACCGCCGGGCGAAGGCGCTGGACGGCACAGCGAAGAACATGGTGTACGTCGAGCTTTCGGCGGAAGCTGATGCGGATCCTGACGATCAGGAGCAGTGGGCGAAGGCGAACCCCTCGTTCCCGCATCGGACGCCGGTTGAATCCATGCAGCGCATGCGCGCGAATCTGACTGATGATGACTCGTTCAAGCGCGAGGCGTTGGGCATCTGGGATGCGTTGACGTCGAAGCAGGTCATTGACGAGGTGTCGTGGTCGAACGCTGCGGATGCGTCGTCGATGGCGATTGATCGTCTGACGATTTCGGTTGAGGTTCCGCCTGGTCGTGGGTATGCGGCGGTTGCTCTTGCTGGTGTGCGTGCTGACGGTCGTTGGCATGTGGAGTTGTACGAGGAGCGCAAGGGCGTCGATTGGGCGATCCCCTACGTCGTCGAGCGTGCCTCGAGGAACCGTCTGCACTCCGTTGTGGTTGATGAGCTGTCTGGGCTTGTCGAGGAGCGTCGTGGACGCCATTACCTGATTGGCACTGACGTCTTGGTGACGTTGGCTGCGAGGGAGGGCAAGGACATGGCGATCGCTTGCTCGAAGTTCTATGACGGCATTTTGGATGGTTCGGTGTTCCACACGGATCAGCCGCAGGTGAATGTGGCGTTGTCGGTTGCGACGAAGCGTCCGCTTGCTGGTTCGTGGGCGTGGAACCGTAAGGATGCCATGTCGAACATCAGTCCGATCGTCGCGGAAACTCTTGCCCTTTGGGGTGCTCAGAACGACAACGTGAAGCGTCCTACGCGGCGCACTACTTCGAGGACGGCGGTGATGCTTTGACTGAGAAGCTGAGCGTTCCTGGCCTGTCTGATGACCAGACCGGCCTTGTCAACCACCTTGTCGATGAGCTGAACGCGAAGGCGCCGCGGAACCTGCTTCGGTCGTCGTATTACGACGGCAAGCGCGCGATCAAGCAGGTTGGCACGATCATCCCGCCGCAGTACGCGAAGCTGGGGCTTGCTCTCGGTTGGGCCGCGAAGGGCGTTGATGGGCTTGCCCGGCGCTGCCATTTGGATCAGATGGTGTGGACTGATGGCGACATTGGGTCGTTGGGGATGCGTGAGCTCGCTGATGGGAACTTCTTCTACTCGGAGGTTGCTGCTGGGCTGAAGGATTCGCTCATCCATGGCGTCTCGTATCTGATCACCACGCAGGGTGACGAGTCGGCCGGCGAACCGAAGGCGCTCATCCATGCGAAGGATGGGCTGAACGCGACGGGTGATTGGAACAACCGCACCCGTTCGCTCGACAATCTGCTGTCGGTGACTGATCGTGACGAAGACCGGATCACCGGGTTCGTCCTGTACATCAACGGCGAGACGATCACTGCCAAGAAGGACGGCAACGTCTGGTCGACGGACAAGCGCAACCACAATTTCGGTGTGCCGGCGGACCCGCTGGTGTATCAGCCGCGTTCTTCTCGCCGTTTGGGGAAGTCGCGCATCACCCGCCCTCTCATGGGTTACCAGGATGCTGCGTTGCGTGCTCTGGTGCGTCTTGAGGCGCACATGGACATCTACACGATCCCGAAGCTGATTCTGTTGGGGGCTGACGAGTCGATCTTCAAGAATCCTGATGGGTCTGCGAAGGCGGCATGGCAGATTGCCTTGGCTCGGACGTTCGGTCTGCCGGACAACCTCGACGGTGACCAGGTGAACCAGCGGGCGGACATCAAGCAGATTGATGCGACGTCCCCGGATTCGCACCTTTCGGATTTGAACGCGTTGGCGAAACTGTCGGCGCGTGAGACGGATCTGCCCGATGCTGACTTTGCATTGACGGACATGGCGAACCCGACAAGTGAGGGTTCGTACATCGCTGGACGCGACAACCTGATTGCTGAGGCTGAGGGTGCTACGGATGACTGGTCGGTGACGATTCGTCGTTCGGTTGCTCGAGCGTTGGCGATCCAGAATGGCGAGTCGAGTGTCCCAATTGAGTGGGCGTCGATCGACACGAAGTGGCGTTCCCCGTTGTATCTTTCGCGTGCGGCGGCTGCGGATGCGGGTGCGAAGCAGATCGGTGCGGTGCCGTGGCTGGCTGAGACTGAGGTTGGTCTCGAGCTGCTGGGTCTGGACGATCAGCAGATTCGTCGGGCGATGGCTGAGAAGCGGAAGGCTTCGGGTCGTGCCGTCCTGGCGGCTTTGCAGCCTGCTGCTCCGGTGACGCCGAATGTCGGCGCGTGAGTCTCGTGCGGCTCTGCAACTGGTTACGGCTGAGGCTGTCGCGTATGCGACGGATCTCGCGAACCGTGTTGCGGGGTCGCCTGAGGTGCGACGGCTGGCGTTGCTCGATGGTGTTCCTGAGCTGATCGGGTACTACTCGGAAGGTTCGGCGGCGTTGGCTGCGGACTTCTACGAGGAGGAGCGCGAGCTCGCTGAGGTTCGGTCGCGGTTCACTGCTGAGGCGGTGATCGAGGACCGAACGGTGAAGATTCGTCGTTCGATCGCTTGGGCTGCGTCGCCGTGGTTCGACGATTCGGGCGATTCGGTTGATGCCCGTCTTGCCGAAGTGGTGCAGCTCGAAACGGCCAGGCCGTATCGGGACACGATCACTACGAACCGGTCCAATGACCCTGATGCTGTGGGTTGGCGTCGGGTGACTGCCGGCGGGTGTCCGTTCTGTCGGATGTTGGCCGACCGGGGCGCTGTGTACAAGTCGGATACGGCTCGGTTCGCTTCCCATACCAACTGCCACTGCGTCGCGCAACCGGTGTTCACGACGAACGACACGGGTGTTGAGGCTTCGGTGCTTCAGTACCGCGCTTCCCGCCGTTCACGGTCGCCTGAGCAGCGTGCTGAGCTGCGCCAGTACCTCGAGGAGTTCTACTCCTAGCCAAACATCTTCCACAGCTGCGATGGCTGCTGGATTCACGCGGCGCGATGCCGCCCCACGAAAGGCACATGATGTCCGACACGATCACCGACACTCCGACTGAGGCCGTTGAATCCCCCGAAACCCCGACTGACACGGTCGAGGATGCCCCTCTGGGCGAGACGGGGCTGTCCGCACTGAAAGCTGAGCGCGAAGCTCGAGCTGCCGCGGAGAAGCGCCTCAAGGAGTTCGAGGACCGAGACAAGACGGAAGCCGAGAAGTCAGCCGAACGTCTCGCTGCTGCTGAGAAGCGCGCAGAGGAGCTCGAGGCCCGCTCGACACGTGCCGAAGTGGCCGCAACTAAGTCGGTCCCCACTGCTTTGCTCGCTGGTCCTGCCAGTGGTAGCGCTGAGGATCTGGCGAAGTTCGCGGACGCGCTCATCCAGTTCCGGGGAGATCAGGGCAGCAACGGGCTGCACGTCCCCAATGAAGGCAACTCGCCGCGGCCTCAGCCCAGCACGGACTCCGCGTTCGTGACTGAGCTGTTCTCACCGCGCGACTAAACGTAAAGGAAGATCATCATGGCAGTTCTTGCCACCTCGGGAATCACTCTCCCGAAGAACATCGCCGCCGGCATGTTCAAGAAGGCCCAGCAGGGCTCTGCGATCGCGGTCCTGTCGGACTCTGAGCCGCAGCAGTTCGGTGAGGTCACCTACATGACCCTCACCGGTCGCCCGAAGGCTGAGCTGGTCGCTGAAGGCGCCAACAAGGCCGACACGAACGGCACGTTCGGTACGAAGATCGCGACGCCGCACAAGTTCCAGGTGACGATGCGGTTCAACGAGGAAGTCCAGTGGGCTGACGAGGCGTACCAGCTTGGTGTGCTGCAGACGCTCGCTGACGAGGGTGGCCTTGCGCTCGCGCGCGCCCTCGACCTCGGTGGCTTCCACGGCATCAACCCGCTCGCGGGCACCGTGGCCGCTTCGATCGTCGCAGGCGACCGCATCGCGACCACGACCAACTCGGTCGAGATCACCACGGCGACGCTGACCACCCCGGACCTCGTGATCGAGCAGGCCGCCGGCCTGGTCATCGCTGACGGGTACATCCCCAATGGTGTCGCGTTCGATCCCACCTACGCGTGGACCATCGCAACGTCGCGCTACGCGGACGGCCGCAAGAAGTACCCGGAGCTCGGCTTCGGTTCGAACGTCACCGCGTTCGAGGGTCTTCCTGCGTTCTCCTCGAGCACCGTGTCGGGTCTCCCGGAGGCTTCCGCGAACACGAACGTGAAGGCGATCGTCGGTCAGTGGGATGCGTTCCGCTGGGGTGTCCAGAAGGACATCCCCGTCGAGCTCATCCGCTACGGCGACCCGGACGGTCTCGGTGACCTCAAGCGCAAGAACCAGATCGCTCTGCGCGCCGAGATCGTCTACGGCTGGGCGGTCATGGACCTCGACGCGTTCGCCACTGTGAAGGATGCGGTCGCGAATGTCTAGGTTCAGAAACTCGAGCACCGGAGTGGTCGTCTCGGTTGACGACTCGAAGGATGACCGGTTCACGGATGGGTGGGAGCCCGCTGACGGTCCCGTCAAGCGTGGTCCTGGTCGACCGAAGAAGTCCGAACAGTCGATCGAGAACGTCTAACTAGGTAAGGGGGCGGTCATGGCTGTGACTCCCAGCACGATTGCGGTTGCTCTTGGGCAGGCCGCCCCCGAACCCGACTCTGCCCAGGAACAGCAGTGGCAGATGTGGATCGACGACGCGTACATGCTGATCGAGGATCGACGTGTTTCGTTCACGCCGCCTCGTGAGGTTGATGAGGCGAAGGTCGATTACGCGGTGCGGCAGGCTGTTGTGTCGCACGTCAAGAAGCCGGATGATGCCACGCAGGTAACCGTCTCGGTGGATGACGGTTCGACGTCGAAGACGTTTCAGTCGGGCCGCGGCCGTGTGACGGTCGATGAGTGGTGGACGTTCCTGGGTCTGCTGGACGAGACATCTGGCGCGTTCGCTGTCGACATGCTCGGGTTCGCCAACATCCACCTTCCGTGGTGTGCGTCGATGTTCGGCGCCCTGTACTGCTCGTGCGGGGTGGACATCGCCGGCACGCCCATCTATGAGGGTGGCGAGCTGTGAGTCTCGGGCAGGACATCGACGCGACTTTGCCGTTCCTTCGGGGGCAGGCTGAGTCGCGGATGAAGGAGACTGTCACGTTCTCACGGGTGACCGGTGAGGTGACGACGGATCCTGACACGCTCGAGGTTGTTGAGGTTCGCGAGACGGTCGCTACGACGGTGGCGCGGATCAAGTACCGGACGTTGAACGTGCAGGACCGCGACCAGGGAACGCAGCTGATTGCCCTGCAGTCGCCGGAGGTACATGTGCCGTTCGGTGCGGCGCCAACGGTTCGCACAGACGACCGGGTGCAGGTCACTGCTTCGGAGGATCCGACGCTGGTGGGTCGTCTGTTCCGGGTGACTGGTCGTCCGCAGGCCGGCCAGACGACCGCGCATCGGTTTCCGGTGGAAGAGATCAGCTAGGAGCTGTCATGGCGAGCATCGAGTTCGATTTCTCTGAGGTACTGAGTCTCGCTGCCACGATCGAGGACGCACCACAAGCGGCGCTGCCGAAGATCAGGCAGGCGGTGGAGATCACGGCCCGTCATGTGAAGGACGACTGGCGTGATGATGCGCGCCGGCAGAACCCGGGGCAGGCGAAGAACTACCCGAGCGCGATCGATTACACGATGGAGCTCAGTGATGGTGAGATCGGCGCTGAGGTCGGTCCTCGCGTCGGCGGTCAGGGTTCTCTTGGCATCTTGGAGGATGCGCCTGGTGGTGTTGGTGCTCGTCCGCAGAAGTCGGGTCAGAAGGCTGCCCGGAAGAATGAGGATGATTTCCAGCGTGGTCTAGAGCGGGCGGTGGCTGATGCCTTGGAGTAGCCCGCATTTTGTCGCTGTGAAGTCGATGATCCAGCGCGATCCTGTGCTCGACGTTTCGGATGCGATGAAGCGGAGCGCTGATGGCACGCCGTACCGAGGTTCCTATGTGATCCTGTGGCCGGCTGGCCCGGAGACGATCGACGACGGGCGGCTGTCGAAGAACCAGGACATGGCTTCGGATGCTGAGTACGTGTACGACGGTCAGGCGGTTGCAGTTGACCCTCTCGGCGTGCTGTACGTGATCGACCGAGTTGTCGCTCAGATCATGGGTCAGCGACCCGAGGTTGTTGGTCGCAGATGCGACCCCATTCGAGTGTCCGTCGATCCGGTCGATAGCGACTCGAAGATCCTCCCGCCCCTCTACTACGCCCGGTTCGAGTTGTCGTTCTGGTCCCGGCGACCCTGACCTAACCCATCTATTTACCCCGCCTTGTGCGGGGTTTTCGTGTTTAAGGAGACCCGATGTCTGCAGAGATCGTGACCGTCTACGACAACGACGGAAACGAGGCCCGAGTGAGTCGCGAATGGCTCGACCGTTGGCCCGATGACTTCACGGAGAAACCTCCCGTGAGTAAGGCCGCGTCCGCGGCACACAAGAAGAAGGAGATCACTGATGGCGCTTGAAACCGCTGAAGCATCAGTAGCGTCCGATGGCAATCTCCGGATTGCTTTCGTGCCGTCTGGAAATGCCAAGTCTGTCGCCGTTCTGGCGGCAGGAACCACGAAGGCTCTGACGTACTCGCTGACCCCGTCTGGGTTCAACCGTGCGATCACGGAGAACTCGATCGATGACCCTCGGCTGACGCTGAAGATCACCCTGTCGCGTCCTGGTACGTCGTCTCAGACGCTTGAGCTGCAGTACGTGTACGGCGGCACCTCTGAGGTGGCGCGTCCGGCGCTGGTGGAGGGTACGTCGGGGTTCATTGTGGCCCGGTACAGCCTGCCGAATGCTACGGATTGGGCGGTCGGTCAGAAGGTCGATGTCATCCCTGTGCTGGCTGGTAAGCAGCGTAAGGATGCTCCGACTGCGAATGGGATCCAGACGATCACGCAGTCGTTCTACGTCACCGGTATCCCGGAGGACGACGCGCTGACTGTCGCGTAACAGCTCCTGCGCGGGCGGTCCCACCAGAGCCGCCCGCGCAGGTCTCAACTACATCTGGTGAATCTGGTGAAGGAGTAACACTGTGGTGACTTTTCAGGAGCGGTTGGCGGCGCGGAAGAATGCGCGCCCGTTCAAAGATGTTCAGGTGCTGTTGGATGATCATCTGCAGGGTGAGCGTGAACGGCTCGAGGCTGAGCTGGCGAAGCTCGGGAACCGGGATGACAAGCGGCTCGCGTCGAAGTCGCCGGCTGAGGAGATTCAGGAGCAGATTGACGCCCTGTACAAGGACGACGACGGTCTCATCACGCTTCGGTTCCGCCGCATCCCGGGGAACGTGTGGGCGCGGCTGACGTCGCGGAACCCTGCCCGACTGGACTCGCCGGTTGACCGGCAGTACGGGTACAACATCGACGGTGTCTGCGAGGCCGCTGTCCGGTACGTGGATGCTGATGGTGCCGCGTACGCGTGTGTGATCGACAACGGTGAAGAGATCACGTTGAAGGTCGAAGAGAAGACGATCCACAACCAGAAGCCTGTCGATGAGTGGGGTGACCTGCTTGCGGGGCTGACTGGTACGGAAGTTCAGGACATCCGGGATGCGGTGTGGGAGCTCAACGAGTATTCGACGCAGAAGCGTATCGCTGAACTGGTAAAAGCCTCAGGAGCAGCGACGCGCTCCTAGCTGATGTGGCTCTTGCCGCGCGTCTCGGAGTCGCCCCTCGGCGGCTTTGGGGGTGGGAGCCTTCGACGTTGACGGAGCACGTCTATGAGGACGGTGTTCTGGTGGGGACGGTTTTGTTCCCTGAGCCGGAGTTCGACGACGAGCAACGGTCTCTGTTGCTGGCGTACGAGATTCACCGGTCGCAGTTGGGGCCTCATGGGTTCCTGATGCCGGAGACGACGTCTCCTGATGCTGACCCGAACAACCCGGAGGGCACGGTCCGTTTCGTTGCGGATGCGGTGCCGACGGTGGATTACGCCGAGAAGGCGAAACGTAACGCGGAAGACGCGTACCGGAAGAAGTACGAGGGCGCCGACATGTCGGGCCTCATCTTCCGGGTGCACCGCGAAGAGCGGAACCAAACCTAAACACTGACAGATCGGAGAAATCGTGGCCGATCGTGTCGTACGTGTACGCCTCACCGCTCAGGTCGCTGAGTACGTGCAGGGCATGGAGCAGGCCGCAGACAGCACCCGTCGGGTTGGTGACGCTGCAGCATCTTCCGCCGAGCGGGCCAGGGCGATGGACACCGTTGGCAAGTCGATGCTCGCCATCGGCACCATCGCCGCGGTGGCTGTGGGTATCGCGGTGTCGAAGTTCATGGAGTTCGACCAGGCGATGTCGAATGTTGAGGCTGCGACGAATGAGTCCGCGGACAACATGAACCGGTTGCGTGAGGCTGCGCTGGATGCTGGTGCTCGGACGGTGTTCTCGGCGACTGAGGCTGCGAATGCGATTGAGGAGTTGGGGAAGGCTGGCGTTTCGACGCAGGACATCCTCGACGGTGGCCTCGACGGGGCGTTGGATCTGGCTGCGGCCGGCGGGCTCGGTGTTGCTGAGGCTGCTGGTATCGCCGCGGTGGCGTTGAAGACGTTCGGTCTTCGCGGTACGGACATGTCCCACGTCGCCGACCTGCTCGCTGCTGGTGCTGGCAAGGCGATGGGTGACGTCACTGACCTGTCCGCTGCCCTGAACCAGGCTGGCCTGGTTGCTGAGGGCACGGGCCTGTCAATCGAGGAGACCACTGCTGGGCTGGCTGCGTTCGCGTCTGCGGGACTGTTGGGGTCGGATGCGGGTACGTCGTTCAAGTCGATGTTGCAGCGCCTCACACCGCAGTCTGCGGAAGCGAAGTCGAAGATGGAAGAGCTCGGCATTTCGGCGTATGACGCTCAGGGTCAGTTCGTTGGTCTGTCTGCGTTCGCCGGCAACCTGAAGGACTCCCTGAAGTCTCTGACGCCGGAGCAGCGCAACGCTGCCCTGGCCGTGATCTTCGGTTCGGATGCTGTTCGTGCTGCAAACGTCCTCTACAACGAGGGCGCTGAGGGCATCGACGAGTGGACGACTGCGGTCAACGATCAGGGGTACGCGTCGGAGCAGGCTGCGAAGCGTCTCGACAACCTGTCTGGTGACGTTGAGGCGCTTGGTGGGGCGTTCGACACGGCGCTGATTCGTACTGGGTCGGCGGCTAACGACTCGCTGCGCCAGATCGTGCAGTCCGCGACTGGCGTTGTCGACGCCATCGGCGATCTTCCTGGCCCTGTGCTCGGTGTTGGTCTCGCTCTCGGTGGAATCGTCGCCGTGATTGGGCTGGTCGGTGGTGCCGCACTAGTCGCCCTGCCCAAGATCGCAGAGTTCAAGCTGGCAATGCAGACGCTCAACCTCAGTGGTGGGCGTGCTGCTCTCGGTCTGGGCATCGCATCGGGTGCGCTCCTTGCAGCCGGTATCGCCTTCTCTATCTGGGCGGCACGTCAGTCAGAAGCCGTTCAGCAGTCGAACGAGTTCTCGGATTCATTGGACAAGTCGACAGGCGCACTGACGGACTACACACGTGACCTCGTTGCCAAGAAGCTCGCTGAGAAGGGCGCGTTCGAGGCGGCGAAGGAGGCTGGTGTTAGCCAGAAGGAACTTACGGACGCGGTTATCGAGGGCGGCGACGCTCTTGACGACGTCTTGTCGAAGATCGGCGCCAACAACACGCCTGGAAACATTTTCAACGGCATCGCTGTCCGGGCTGGCCTCGCGTCACAGTCGATCCGCGACCTCAACAACGACCTGAACACTGGTAAGGACAATTTCCAGGATCAGGCCGCTGCTGCGGACGAGTCTGCGCAGTCGCTCGAGCAGATCCAGGGCGTCGCGGTTGAGACGTCGGACGCGGTCAATGACCTGTCCGATGACATCCGCAACTTCGGTTCGGCACAGTTCGACGTGGAGGAATCCACGGCGGGACTTTACGAGGCGTTCGATTCTCTGAAGGAGAATCTGGATGCTGGTTCGGCGTCGCTCGATGTGACGACCGAGGCTGGACGGCAGACGCAGTCAGCGATGCTGGACACTGCTCGTGCTGCGAACGAGAACGCTGCAGCGATTGCTGCGGTGGGTGGGACGAACGATGAGATCGCTGGCGCTTTGAATGCTGGGCGTCAGCGGATCATCGACGCCCGTATTGCCCTTGGTGATTCGGCGCAGGCGGCGCAGGTGTACGCGGACAAGCTCATTGCGACTCCCGCGACCGTACAGACGTCAGTGACGCTCAATGGCACTGAGGCTGCGGTGGCGAACCTCGACCGTGTGAAGCAGGCCATCCGGGACGTCATCAACCTGGTCAACAGTATGCCCTTGTTCGGTGGCAGTTCGGGCGGTTCGCAGTCGGGGCGGGCAACTGTTGCTCAGGCGAACGGCGGTCTGCTGGACTTCTACGCGAACGGTGGTCTGCGCGAGAACCACGTTGCACAGATCGCCCCTGCCGGGTCGTTCCGTGTGTGGGCTGAACCGGAGACGGGTGGGGAGGCGTATATCCCTTTGGCGCCTGCGAAGCGTGCACGGTCGTTGGACATTTGGCAGGAGACGGGTCGACGGCTTGGTGTCGATGGGTACGCGGGTGGTGGCATGTACGCCGCCGACCGTTACGCGTCCAGTTCGGCCGTCGCACCACAGATCAGTTTCAACGCGCCGATCGTTACTTCCAACGGCACCCTGATCGGCATGATCCAGGGTGTCGCTGGCGAGACGGTCGAGTTCCGTCTCGCTCAAGAATCAGATCGGTCTCGTGCCGGCGCTAGGAGGATCTGATGCCCGATGAGGGTCTGGTAGATGTTCCTGCAGGGTTGGTTGAAATGGAGCCTGGCCTGTATTCGACTGTCGGGTTGAGCGAGACCTCAATTCCAGGGTTGTATGAGATTCCGGTGAACCTGCTGACGGCGATTCCGTTCGGTGACCTGTCTCGTCCTCGGGTGCAGGTGACTGTGTCGGCGGTCCCTGAGGATGCGACGATCACCCTGTTCCGTCTGTTCGGGAAGTACCAGACGACGGTTCGGGGCGCGTTGCGTCAGCCGGCTTCTGGGGCGTTCGTGATCGTCGATTACGAGGTGCCGTTGGGTATTCCGGTGACGTACCGCGCGGAACTTTACGACGTGTCGGGGGAGTCGTTGGGGATTACCAACGAGGCGACTGTGACGATCGCGTGGCCTGGTGATCAGGTGGTCATCAGTGACCCGTTGGCTCCGGCTTCGTCAATCGCGGTCGATGGGCATTCTGACTTCGGAGGAGTGCTGACCCGGAAGCGCCCTTACGAGCAGCACAACGTGTCAGGGCGGATCATCACGTTGACGGGGTTGGCGGGGAAGCTCGAGGGCATCCCGCTGATCTGCAACACCCGCACCATTGCGGCGGCCGACGAGCTCGACAGCATTCTTGATGCGACGCTGGTGTTGGTGCGTTCAGCGCCACCGTCGCGGCTACCGCCGCTGTTCTACGCAGTGGTGGGTACGGTGAAGCAGGTTCCTCAGGATGTGCAGTGGGGTGGCGAGTGGGTGCGTTGGGACATTGAGGGCGACGAAACGGATTCGTCGCCGCTTGCAGTGCAGGTGCCGATCATCACGTATCAGATGTACAACGATGCGTTCCCCACGTACGGCGATTTCAACGCCGCGTATTTGACGTACTTGGATGCTTTGCGGAACCCGCCGGGAGGTGTCTGATGGTCATTGCGCTTGAGCCGGAACTGTCGGAGGCGTTGAACGAAGGACACCAGCCGGGTTGGCGGGCAAGCGCTGTTTACGGTGCTGAGACGACGGTCGAAGACGTGCCGGCAGATTGGACGTCAGGTTCGTTGTCCTTCAACGGCGACGCGAAAATTCAGAGCACCGGATCGATGTATCTGGCGAAGGATGGGGAATCGCTGGTTCCGCGGTCGAAGACGGATCCGTTGGCGCCGTTCGGTCAGGAGATCGTGCTTGAGCGGACGGTGACGGTTGGCCCGAAGGTGTGGTCTATCCCGATGGGGCGGTTCCGCATCACGGAAATCCCATCTGCCCGAGAGTATTTTCGGCGTTACCCGTCGCAGTTGGGTGTGGTGGGGTGGTCGGCTGAGCTGAAACTGTCGGATCGTTTCGAGCAGATTGATGCGGACGATTTCTTGAAAGCTGAGGGGCCGGTCGCGGGTAACTCTGTTTGGGATGAGATACGCCGGCTGTCGCCTATACCCATCGTTCAGTCGCTGACTGACCGTGCGGTCCCGGCTGGCGTGACGTACCGGTCACGTTTGGATGCGATTACTGAGTTGTTCGATTCGATCGGTGGTGTCCCGCACATGACCCGGCAGGGTGCGTTGACTGCTCGGGTGAAGGACGCATGGTTGACGGCCACTGACCCGGTGTTCGAGATTAACGGTGTCATCGACATGGACGATTCGATGTCGAACAACTTCTACAACCAAGTCCAGGTGAAGTCGTCGATCGGCGGGAACGACCTGGTCGCTTTCCGGCAGATCCTTGACGAGTCGAACCCCCTCGCTGTTACCAGGCCGATCGGTGGACGCACGTACCGGTACTCGTCTCCGCTGTTGGATACACAGGCGAAGGTCGATGAGGCTGCTGAGACAGTCCTGGCGAGGGTTTCCACGCGGCAGTCGAAGACCACCAAGGTGACGTGTTTGCCGCAGCCGCACATTGAGCTCGGAGACTTCGGGCAGGTTACGGATCCGGCTTCTGGTCGTGTGGTGAAGGGTGAGGTGACTGCGATGCGGTACAGCTTCGATCCGACGTCTTCGATGACACTCGAACTGATTGCTTCGGACACATGGTAGGGCTGGGCGAGTCTCAGGCAAACGACCGCGCGTCGCTCGAGGCTGGTGCGTCTTCGCTGTCGCAGGGCGTGTGCGTGTCGATCGACTGGCCGAACCGTCTGGCGATGGTCAACGTTGGCGGCGCTGGTGGTGCTGCTGGTTTGGCAATGCCGATGGCCAACGCTGCACCATTCCCCGGTCAGGCCGTGTGGGTTGCTTTCCTTGGTGGGCAACCGATCTGCTTGGGCATTGTCCCGAACGCAGCGACGGGGACGACAGTTGGTGATGCTGCGTCAGGGCGGGTGACTGTTGCCGCTGACGATGGGCGCGAGTACGTCGTCCCGTACATGGGCGAACCGCCAACAGCGGCGTCACGGGTAATGCTCCACTGGCCCGCAAACGGCGTCGTGCTGGGTGTTTCGTCTGCTGATGAGACTGGTACGACACCTGATGTCCCAGTGAACCCTGGGGGAGGTTCCGGTGCGAGGTCGTTCTTCGCAACTGACTCAGCCACCTGGCGTTCCGGCGGCTGGGCTGACAGTACGTTCTCGGTGTCTGACACGAGGTCGGGGTTCTACTGGTATGGCACTCAGGTTCGTGATTCTGTTCCGGCCGGCGCAACGGTAACCGGGTTCGGCATTCAGATTGCCGCGAACCAAACACCGTCGTCGAGTGTGACGTTGACGTTGCACGCGGACGGTGGGCGTGCTGGTGCGCCGCCGTCTGCTCTGGACACGTTCGTCGTCTCTCAGGGTTCGGGATATAAGCAGCTCCCGTTGGCTTGGGGTGCGGCGATGAAGGCTGGCACGGCGTTCGGCATCGGGTCTGTGCAGGCTTCAGCTTCGGGCTGGATGGAATGGCAACCCGCTTCCACGTCCGGCGCCCTTTCTATTTCTTGGGCCTGATCCGCCCCACTCATCCACGCTCCCAACTTGGGGGCGTTTTTCTTTGGAGGAAGCATGGCCGGAACGACGAGTAAGGGCGCGCCGACGTTCGCGAATACTGACGCGGCGGACTTCGCGAACGATCTGACTGCAGTGTCGACGTGGGCGTCGGGGAAGATCGGAGAGTCCGCTGCGGCTGCGGGGTCGTTGCCCTCTCCTGCGTTGTGGGCGGGACGCACGATCACCGCGGTCGACACGAGCGCAATGTACCTGTCGGACGGCGCGAAGTGGTACTGCCTGTTCTCGCCATTGACGTCGTACACGCCGACGTTCACTGGGTTGACGGTGGGTGCTGGCGGTTCGACGGTCGCCTCATGGTCTCGATCGGGTGCGACGGTGTCCTGGCGGGTTCTCATCACCTTGGGTACCGCTCCGGTTGTGAATGACGTGTTCATCAGTCTGCCGATCGCGTGCGCGTCTTCCGGGTCTGCGACGAACGTAACCCTGCTTGGGGATGCGACGTACGTCGATACGTCTGCTGGTTCCTCTGGACGGCATCGTGGTTCCGCAGCGCGGGGCGCGTCTGTGACGACTGCCCGCCTGCTGTCAGGTACTGACCCGATGGGTGGTGTTGTCGCTGCCGTCCCGTTCACGTGGGCTTCCGGTGACCAGATTTCGGTGACCGGCACATACCTGACCGATGTCAACTGAGAGGAAACCTGATGAGCTTCCCTAGCTACTGCGACCAGGCACGTCCTTCCGAACAGGCGAGCGCACGCACCGGATCAATCGTCCGACGCATCTGGCATCACCAGGCCGGCACGAACGATGACGCCACGATCAACGCGATGGTTTCCGGGTCCAAGGAGGTCTCGGCGAACCAGACCGTCGACAACAAGCCGCCGGCGACGAACCCGCAGCGGAAGCACGCACGCATCACCGGTGTCGTGCACACCGAGCAGCGCGCGTGGACGTCGTCGAGCTCGGTCGCTGACGGACGGGCGATGACCGCTGAGGTCGCGAACTCGTCCGGCCCGCCCAGCTATGGGATCAGCGAAGCGACCTACGCCGCGTGCGCGATCATGGCCGCCGGCGACTTCCTCGACCTCGGCATCCCGCTGAAACGAGCCACCCGGGATGACCCTACCGGGCACCTCGGGCATGCGGAAGTCCTCGGCATGTTCGGCCAGGGCTACCCCACAGCTTGCCCGCTCCACCTCGACATCGACCGGATCATCGCAGACGCGAAGTCCATCATCGCCGGCGCTCAGATCGCCCCAGTGAAAGGAAACCAGGACATGTTCCTCGGACAGCACCCCAGTGGAGCCGTGACGTACTTCGGCGAGTTCACGAAGGACGGCGTCACCGCCGGCGAGTTCCAGTACCTGCTGCCTGCGTGTGGCAACACGTTCGTGAAGATGACGGACGAGGGGTACCGGCAGGAACTCATCAACGTTGACCTGCGGGTTGCTTCGTTCCGGGCGGCGATGTTCGACCGGAAGCTGACGGAGGACGAGAAGGCGGCACTCGCGCAGACGACTGTTGTCGGTATCGACGAGTGGCTGAAGAAGCACTCGGACCGCACGGACGACGTCGTGGCGAAGGTCGCTGAGCTTGAGACCGCGGGCCGCGCGGTCGGTATCGCGTCCTGACCTTCACCATCCCGGGAGGGGGATCCCATGTTCAAACGATTGTTCGCCGCGTCCATCTGGGCGTCGGGCAACATCCGGCCTGAGGATTGGCGGTTCCGTGGGATTTTCCGGTACGTCCTCCCGATCAGCAACCTCATCTTCCTGTACTTCGGGGTGGTTGGGTTCGTGCGCGGTGTGGGTTCAGTGACGGACTTGACGTCGACCATGTATGCGGCGTTCTGGTCTGGTGCGATCGCGTTGACGTCGCTGGCTTGCCTGGTTGGGGTGGCGTTCCCGAAGTTGGGGCGGCTCGAGCTGAGCGCGAAGCTTGTCCTCATCGGCCTGGTGGCTTCCTACGTGGCGGTGCTGACTGCGAGGAGTTTCGAGATCCCGGGTTCGCAAGCCACCGCCGGTCTGATGTCCGCACTGGTGGTGCTTCCCATCTGGCGTGTCTTCGACCTGGGCGTGCAGCTGCGCCGGAGCAAGGCGGTGTTCAAGTGACCGGCGCGGAGATGATCTCCGCCGCCGGCCTCATCGTCACCGCTCTCCTCGGGTTGGGCGTGTACGTCAACAACAAACGGTCGAACCGGACCGCTGAGACACGGAACCAGGTTGATGCGGGGTCGCAACTGTTCGACAACAATATCGAGCTCGCCGAGTACGTCGACAAGCGCATTGCGATCGCGTTGGCGCCGGTTCAGGAGGAGTTGAACGCGTTCAAGGAGTGGAAGAAGTCCACGAACGCGATCATCCGCCGGTTCTTCCGTCAGCTCATCACGTGGGATCGGAATGGTAGGCCTGGTCCGATGCCGATGCCGTCCGCTGAGGACATGACTCAGTTGGAGATCGAGGATCTGCACGCTGACTGAGCGGGCTTCGGAGTGCTGTTGACACCCCGAAGCCCTACCCCCTGCAGGAGGGTGAGCGCGAGCTTACCCACTTAAACGACACACCGATATAGGAGACATCCCTTCATGATCACGTTCGACGTTCCCCCTGTCCTCATCGTTGGCCTTCTGGTGTCGACGGTTCTCCCGCTGATCGTTGGCCTGGTGACGAAGGTTGTCACCGATCCGGCGTTGAAGGCGGTACTCCTCGCAGCGTTGGCGGCGGTCACTGGTCTCGGCACTGAGTTCCTGTCGTCGCTGACGTCTGGAACGGCGTACGACCTGGGCACTGGTGTGGTGCTCGCGTTCACGTCGTTCATCGTCGCTGTGGGTATCCACTACGGCATCTGGCGTCCGACTGGCGCGACTGCTGTTGTGCAGGGCGCCGGCCGTCACGCGGACACCAGCAAGCCCACCGTCTAACCCCCACCCGCACGTATCCCTGAAGGGGGCAGCATGGTCAACTATCTCGTATCCGTCGACTCCGAAACGAAGGAGCTGCCCGATAGCGTCAAGAACGCGCTGCCCTTCAACCCACGCACCATCGTCGACCGCCGAGTTGACGGGCTGGGCAACGTCTGGCTGATCCAGGAAGACGGCACTGAGATCGCCCTCGGCAACTTCAAGGGCGACCCGGGGGACGACGGTGTCGATGGTTCCAACGTGCTGCCGACGAACACGGTCATCAATGACCGCGTTTTCGGCGGCACCCGGAAGGACATCCGCGATTACGGCGCGAAGATGGACGGCATTCTCCTCACGAACGCTGTGACGACTGCCGGCCAGCCGACCGTCTCTTCGGCATCCCGTGCGTTCGTGACCGCCGACATTGGCAAGACCATCGCCGTTATGGGCGCCGGTCCTGTCGTCGCGAACGCGAACGATGGTGTCTGGATCAGCACCATCGTGTCTGTCGCGTCCGGTGTGGCAACGCTCGCGTCGAACGCTACGAGCTCGGGGGCCGGTCTGCGCTGCATCTTCGGCACCCCCGACGACGCAGCATTCTCCGCCGCCCAGGACGCTGCAGCCACCACTTCGGGTATCGCTTTCGGCATGTCCGGCGGTACCGTGTACATTCCGCCGGGGCGCACCATCGCCACCATCCCCCTGAACGTCAAGAACTTCGTGTCATGGCGGGGCGAGGGCCGGGAAGTGTCGTGGGTGCACTCAATCCAGGACCGCGCCGGGAACAGCTCAACCGCCGGAACGTCGGACTGGTTGACGTGTGCCGGACGTACCGAGTCCACCCCGTTGATCGGTGCACAGTTCAGCGACTTCGGTATCGAGGCGGAAGCTCACATCCACACCGCCGGGTACGGGTCCGCAGTGAAGCCGTTGAACATCTACTACGTGCAGCGGTGCTCCATCCGCGACATGAACGTTTGGAACTTCCCGGCGACAGCGATCCCGTTCGACCACTCGTTCGATCAGTGCTCCATCGTCGGTAACTACATCCTGCGTCCCGGACGCTTGTGCCCTCCTGGTGTTGGTCCTGGTGGTTCCGGTATCGGAGCTGGCACGAAGGGTGTTGGTGCGACGGAGCCGACCCTGATCGCGAACAACGTCATCGTCGGATCCCAGACGGTCACGACGCGGAGCCCGGGCCACAACGGCATCTTCACGGAAGCGCAGACCGGCGCGAACCCGGCGCTCGGGACCAACGGGTACCGGATCGTGAACAACGTCGTGATCGGCATGTTCTATGGCATTAGCGACTGCGGTTCCACCGGCACACTGATTGACGGCAACACGATCGTCGGTTGTGGTGTGGGTATCAGCCTGCGGAAGACGACGCTGGGTGCACCGTACCCGGGCCTGCACACGATCATCACGAACAACACCATCCGTGGTGGTGTTGGTCCGATCTCCACTGACGGCAGCGGCATCCGCATCGCGATGCCGGACGCCTCTGGTGTCAACGTGACCCGTGACCTGCACACCATCATCGAGGGCAACCAGATCATCGACAACCAGTCGTGGGGCATCTCCGTGCTCGCGACCGCTGCTGCTGGTGTGGACATTGCTGGGCTGATGGTTCACGGCAACCAGGTCGCACGCAACGGGCTGTCTGGGATCCGTCTGGTGTCGGAGACGGGGCGGAAGTTCCAGTTCCTGACGGTGAAGGACAACCACTGTGCTGGCAACGGCCTCGCGGGTGTCCTCAACGACCAGGCGGGGATCCTCGTCGTCTCGGGTTCACGCATCGACGGTGGGCGGATTCAGGACAACGACTGCTATGACCTGAAGGCCACGAAGACACAGATCGACAACGTCGTCCTCGCCGGGGTGACGATCAACGACGTGACCGTTTCGGGGAACACTGGTGACGTGGCGATGACTGTTCCTCGAGCTCTGGTCGCCGCGTCGTCGAGTACCGCTTCCGCGGTCCTCACCTGGCAGGCGCCGTACGCGACCGGGATGACGGACTACACGATCCAGTACCGGCTCCCGGATGCTGGTTCGTGGACGACGTTCGCTCACACCGCATCGACTGCAGTGACGGCGACCATCAGCGGGCTGAAGAAGGGACACACGTACGAGTTCCGTGTCGCGTCCGTCATCGGAGGGACCACCTCCGACTACACGGCCGCTGTGCGTGGCATCGCTGGTGTCGCCAACGTCATCGACCGGTTCAACCGCGCCTCCGCACCACTGAACGGTACGTCACTCGCGGACGGCACCACCACCCAAACGTGGACACAGGGCGCATCTGGTGTCATCGGCGGCTTCGGGAACATCGTCGCCAAGCCCACCTCGGGCTCGATGACGTTCGTCACCACACCGGCAGTCGGTTCAGTCGGTGCAGTGCAGATGAAGGTCCATGCGGCCAACACGTCCGCGAACCGTCGAATCGGTCTGGTGTTCGGGTACTCGGCGACGAACAGTTACTTCCGGGTGGCTTTGCGTCCAGCGGTGGGCGTGTTCAACCTGGGCTTGCAGAAGCTCGTCGCGGGCACGTTGACGAACCTGAACAGCTTCAACCGTGAAGTCGTCGCTGGCGACATCATCCGGGTGGAGTACGACACGGTCACACACCGGATTGCCTGGTATGTCTCGGAGGAGTTCGTCGGTGCAGTGACCGACACTGATCTGGCGACCGACCTGCCGGTCGGTATCTTCGGTGACTACTCGGCAGACACCATCTCGAGCGTCGACGACTTCACGCTCTGGATCTAGCACGACATCAGCCCCCTTGGGTCTCTGCGGAGATCCGAGGGGGCTATTCGTCGTTCACCGGCGCCGCTGTACCCCGTCGCCGTCGATCCCGTTCGGTGGCCCGTCACGCCCGTCACGCTTCGACGGTAGGTCGTAGCGAACGAACTCATCCGCTTCCACCAATGACCCTTTCGTCCCCATGAGGACACGCGCACCAGGGTCAACGTTCCAACGCGAGATGAAGAACACATCCTCACCACGACCATCACGGCGTCGTTCGATGATCGCCTTCGGATTCACCGGGTCGTTACGCATCACCAACCATGTGTCCTGGTCGTAACGGATCGGCTTCGGACGAGTCATCGCAAAAAGTCGACAGTGGTCGTCAGCTTCTCGCCCTGAACCACCACTGTGCACTGGTACTCGGAACGCAACCTTGCACCGAACCCGTTCTCCGAATCCACACTGCCTGACACCGTCCACGTACCCGAACCCGTCGCAGACGAATCGAACTTCGCCGTGTCCGGCGCTTTCAACAGGCGCTCAATACGCGCCTCACACTGGGCCGTCGCCTCCGCCGGGTTGTTCGCGTCGTACTCTGACTTAGATCCGCCGGCGGAGTTCACCGCAACCCAGACGATTAGGCCGAGCAGCACGGCAATGGCAATTCCTCCGACCACCTTTGAGGAGGTTGGGCGCCTTGTCCCCACAGGCTGAATCCCCGGCAGAGAACGGTCGCTCATGACTTCGACTTCCGAAGCAGGAACCCGATCGGCCCGATGCCCTGTGGACGGTCAAAGCTGATCGGCTCCCAACCGCGCTCTACGAGCTCGTTTAGCTCCCGGTTTGCGTGGTCTTCGACCGACTCGCCCTTGAGGCGCTGTCCTGTCTTCGTCGGCAGGCTGATGTACCAGAACTCGTAGCTCATCCCCGAAGCATAGCCACACACCCCCGACACGCAACATGGGGAAGCCCCTCACGGTCTACGGATCGTGAGGGGCTTTTTCGTTATGCCGCCACGCGCGTTGCCCTCGAAGCTCTACGCAAGTCGTCGTCCTCCATGTGCACGTACACCGCGGTCGTCACCGGGGAAGCATGGCCGAGCATCGTCTGAGCCAACCGGATATCCCGCCCACCCTTCCGGTACGCGACCGTCCCTGCGCGGTGTCGGAGGCTGTGCGGGTTGGACTCGAGCACCTTCGTGATGTGCCGCCAAATCGACGTCGGATGCATCGGCTTCTTCCCGGACTGGCCGGGGAAGTAGTTACCGAACCGCATCGTCGTGTTCTCGATCATCGTCAGCACGGTGGCGAGTTCATGGGACATGTGGACGGTGCGCTGCTTGTTGCCCTTGCCGACGATCGTCAGGAAGTCCTCATGCCGGTTGTGGACGTTCAAGGATGCGATCTCAGACACCCGGAGGCCACACTCGGCTCCCAGTAGGATCATCGCGCGTTCGGCGTCCGTGGAGCGTCCCAGGGCCTTCCTGATGGCTTCCTCTGATGCCATTCGCTGGGTGCCCTGGTGGACCTTCGCTGCCCAGAACTCCTCCGACTCATCCGACTGCACATAACCGCGTTTGAACGCCCACGCGTAGAACACTCGGATCGACGAGACGATGGACTGCTTCGTCGCCGGAGACCACTTCGGGTTCGAGTCGAGGTAGTCGTACATGTCGTCTGTCGTTGCCTGGACAAGCTCACGTGGACCGAGGAACGCGTCGAACTTCTTCAGATAGAACAGACGCGTACGGATCGTGGCTTCGCTGCGACGGCGCCGGCGCATGGACTTGGTGTACTGGTCGAGCATCATTGCTTCCCCCTGAGATCCAGATTCTGTCTGGTCTCCGGAAGGTAGCGGAGGTACGAGGCTTAAGCGAGGGGTGATGTCCTCCTTTTGGGGGATAGTAGTAACAACCCGTAGGGCAGACGTCCCATCGACGAGGGGGCCTCTCCTCACGACGCCAAACCAATGCGGTCGACCGACGCGATGCGCTCACTCACCGTGGGCTCTGCGACGTCCGCGCACTCTTTCGCGCTCTGCCACTCATCGATGTTGGTAACGGATGCAATAGTCCAGAACGAATTTTGCATCGGGTTCTCAGGATTCGGCCGGCCGGCAGGCATCTGAGCCAGCTCGAGGTAGCTGATGCCGAACAGCTCAGCGATTGCACCGAGGTCGTCGGCGTCGAAAGGCGTGTCCCCATTGGTGCGGCGGCTCATCCATGACTGCGACTTGCCGATGGCGCGGGCAACCTTCGAGTCGTTGGTGCTTCTGACTGCGAAGTGGGCGCGCACGGCAGCGGCGATCTCGTGGCGGACGTTGGTCGTGGCGGGCTTGATATCGAGTGAGTGGCTCATGAGGTCAACACTAGGACGCCTGACCCACTAAGTCAACCGCTCAGCGGGTGAAGCAGCATGATTGCGGGCAGATTGCCCGACACGCGATTGGGGGGTTGTGGTTAGTCGCTCAGCGGGTAAAACTAAGGCATGGCAACGACGACACCCGCTAACCGGGTAATCCAGGAACTAGGCGGCATCTACCGCTTCAACCGAGTCAGCCAGAAAACCGCAGCAGCACGCACCGGAATCTCCGCATCCGCCATCTCCCGCCGTCTCAACGGCGACACCTCACCGACCATCGATGAGCTGTTCGCCATGGCATCAGCAGCAGGAGTCAACGTTCGCATCGAGTTCCTCCCGACTGAAGCGGAATCTGTCGCATGACCATCAACGCAGAAACGCCCCGGCTGCAACCAGGGCGTTTCGAAGAACCAGAGAGGAACACTGTGTCCAACACCCACACTGTACCGCGTCCGGCCGGAATCGACAACGAAGTCCGCGCATGGGATCTGCCAGAGAACTGGTGGAACAAGGTCGCGATCACCGCAACTTGCTGGCTCTGGACCGGCGCCAAGAACGGCAACGGGTACGCCTCGGTGAGGAGCGGCAATGGCGGAACGGCACTCGCCCACCGCATGTCCTATGAGATGTTCGTCGGTCCGATTCCCGAAGATCTGACCATCGACCACCTGTGCGGCATCCACCGCTGCATCAACCCGGCACACCTCGAGCCAGTCACCATCGCAGTGAACAACCGTCGACGCTGGGACAAGGTCGTCAAGTGCCCGCGTGGTCACGAGCTCACCGCGGACAACGTCAAGACGCACACGCGCAAGAACGGGCACACGTCACAGGATTGCAAGCGCTGCGCTGCGGATGCGTCCAAGCGTTACCGCGACCGCGCCAAGGCGGTGTCCGCATGAGCGAGCGCACTGCGGGTTGCATCGACAACACCGTTCTGGTCGTGGTGACGTTCGGACCGATCATCTTCTTGATCGTTGCGGCGGTGCTCTCATGATCGGCGTTTACGTCATCTTCGACACGCTCGGAAGTGTCCTGTACATCGGCGCATCGCGTGATGTGGACCGCCGTATCCCTGAGCACTACGCGAAGCCGTGGTGGGACCAGGTCGGGACCGTGAAGATCTTCCCCATGTCGGAGTGGGACCAGGCGCTCTATGTCGAGCGTGGACTGATCGCGCAGGAGAACCCCGAACACAACAGGCAGGGCGTTGACCCAGCAACTCAGTTGGGCAATCGCATCATCAACTCGGTCATGCGCGAGTTCGCCGGCTGACTCTCTTCATCTCCTCGCTGGGGTGTGCGCTCGCAGATCGGCACCCCAGCACTATCCGGCATGCCCGGATGCAGCAGTACCTACATAGCTTCACGGACGACAGACCAACTGCCGATGCGCCGTGATAGCAGGTCCACAGAGAACTGAGCAGGTCGAGTATCCGGGCGTCGTGGTGGACGTGGCCGTGTTCCCTGCTCCAAGCATCAACGGTCAGCAACATATGGGTCGTGTCATTCGGTAGTCCCCATTGGGGAAGGCACGGGCTACACCACGGCAGTGAAGGGGTTCCGACCCTGGTCGTGAGGTACGGGCTGACCAGCTCGGATGGTCGTAGTGGTGGTTCGACTCCACCGCCGAGCACGCTGAATGCCGCATGTTCCTGTCTCCTCTCCGGGGAGATGCGGTGGCCTAGCCGGTCAGTGATACCGGTTCAGCAAGATCACCGCCCCCGAGTCGTTTGGGGTCGTCCGCGTTCGAGTCGCGGCGGGGGCACTGACACAACAACACAACAGAGGAGAACGCAATGAAGACGGAATCGATGCGGTGTCGCTTGGGCGTCCATAAGTGGGTGCTACGTGGCGACGAGGTAACGATCGCGGCGTATGTGAAGGGAATGTACGGGAGCTTCTGCGTCCGATGCGGCAAGAAAGGGCCTGGCGAAGCGCCTCCGATTGGACCGAGGCAAATGGCAATGGCTGCCTTGACGAATTCGATGGGGCTGACGGAAGCCGAAAGTCAGCACGTGTGGGACAGCTTGAAGTTTGGGCATGAAGCAGTCAGCACTGGCGAGTACCTACGCCAGGTGGAAATGGCTGCGCAGAAAGCTCGGCTCGCTCGCGACCGCGCCCACATGATCGCCAAACGAGCCGCTGACGGCCACGCCTGAAACGAGTTGAGGAGCTAACGATGAGCAAGACATATGGATCAGTGAGCCTGGACGGTTGGCTGGCTGCGGCCGTTGATGGTCAGGGCGACCTCGAATCACTCAAGGTCTCGGATTTGCTGCAACTGAGCAAGGACGTGGCAGCAGAGCGGGAAGCCATTCACCAGCGGTACGGGGCGGAGATCGACGCAGTCGTTGCCCTGCAAGAAAGGCTGCATGCGGTCGCTAAGGGGTTGAAGCTCTGATGTTGGATCTCATCTGGGCGGGCATTCTCGGGCTCAACGCTGGTTACTTCCTCGGCGTCTGGGCGGCATGGATGGACCGCCGACGTCGTAGGCGCATGGGCCGAGAACTCGAACCGGGTCAGTCCATCGCGGACGTTGTCGTACCGGCAGAAGTGAACGCCTTCCGTGAGGGCTACTTCGCTGGATCAATCGGGAGCTTCACCGGCGCACCCGCCGACGGACACCCGTTTATCGTGTCGAGGAGGAAGCCGTGACGTTCTCTGCTGATGACTTGGATGAGTCGAACGCCCGCCAGATCGAGCTTCACGGGTTGCTGAAGGTCCGGTCAAATGACTGCCCACACACGCGTGCCGTCGATTCCGGCGAGTGCACGTTCGGTTGCTGCGACAAGTTCTTCTGCCCTGACTGTGGCAAGAACGTTTTCGTCGAGATTCCGCGATGACCGCCCGCGAGCCGATCTGGCATGACGTGGGTCATCTGCTCCCACCAGACGACACCCCCACCACGACACCCACCGACCTGTACATGTCTGCACAGGCGCGACGTGAACACGATCTGGAAGCCCTCGACCGGTTCGAGGCACAACGAGAACAACGGAGACAGCAATGAGTACCCCAGATTTGATCGAGCAGCAGAAGTGGTTCGCCGATTTCCCTGCCCCGGTGCCGGCGTCTGCGCATGCCGCGAACGGCGGTGCACGATGACCGCCATCTGGATCATCCTCGCCGCGTTCGAGCTCACTGTCATTGTCTTCCTCCTCACCTGTCTCCTTGTCGCGGGTGGTTCGAAAGCTGAGTTGCAGCAGGACCACGACCGGTGGAAAGCGATGGCTGACCGGCGCGGGAAGGAACTCGCGAACGAACGCGCACTCCGGGTCGGTGGCGATTCCGTGAGCGTGCGGGACCTGCTGAGAAAGGACGGATCATGAACGCCGTTGAGAAGTTGGAAGCCGCAATCACCAAGCTCGAAGAGATCAAGGCTGTCGGGTGGCCGTGTGCTGAGTACACGCGCGGCGCGGTCCGGCACATCGCACGGAATTGCGACATCAGCTGTGACGACGAGGACCACTACGAAGGATGGGATCGCTACGAGACGGCACCTGCGCTCATGGTGCTCATCGCGACGATCGACGCGCAGCTCGCGATCCTGCGGCACGTCCTGACCCACATGCGGGGCGACCTCGGGATCAGCACGAATCGACATGTCGTAGCTCTCGCTGACGCGATCCTCGGAGCCTCTGATGCCGACGTCCGGTGAGGGTCGTTCGTATTACGACGAGAACGTCACCTGCGCCCAATGCGGCCTGTACCAGACCGTCACTGTCATCTACGACGTGGACGACAACACCCGCACCTGGGTGTGCACGTACTGCGAACACGAGAACCCGTCCGCCCTGTTCTAACGGGCGGGGACAACTACACAGAGAAACGAGAAACAGACATGAGCAACGAAACGCATCAGGTGACCATCGAGCCCGGGACATTCCACGACCGCAAGGTGAAGTTCACCTGCACCGCCGATGCGACAGCAGACTGCCGCAGCTATCCGAAGTGCGACTGCGAGTTCTACGTCTGGAATGAGGCGGGAACGCATGACCAGGAAGGACACATGCGCGTGCCGGGGCAGGAGTGCATCACGGGTCAGTGGTTCGCCATTGACGCGGCGGTATACGCAGGCGACGACGGCGACGACATGCGCGACGACCGCGCCCCCGAAGTCGGGTCAGGGCCGATCACCACCACTTGGCTTGAGGACTACCCCGAATGGGACTGGGCCTGATGTCTGAGCGTTTGCAGTCTGACCCCGCCACCATCCGGGCAGCAATGGGAGAACGCAACGGGATCTACGAGAACGTCTCCGAGGCTGAATACCATTCGCACCCGGCGCTCTCCTCGACCGGTGCCAGACGCCTCCTCGAATCCCCAGCCAAGTTCGACTACGAACGGCGCCACCCGCGGCCGGGACGTGCAGCGTTCGACCTCGGAACCGCTGTGCACACGAAGGTACTCGGAACCGGGGCAAGCGCCATCGCATACCCGCCAGAGCACATCACAAAGGGTGGCAACGTCTCCGAGAGCGTGGCAGCCAAAGCGTGGGCTGAGGAGCAGCGTTCCAAGGGCCTAGCTCCAATCGCCCCAGGTCAGATGCGCGAAGTCGATCTGATGGCTGAGTCCGTGCTCGCCAACCAGGACGCACGAACGTTCCTCGAGTCCGTGTCTGGCCGTGAGGTCAGCCTGTTCGCAACCATCGACGACGTACCCACCCGGGCACGGTTCGACATCTACGACGGTGTACGTGCCGGCGACCTGAAGACCGCACGCGACGCATCACCCAAGGGCTTCAACACGGCAGTCGGGCGGCTCGGGTACTTCATTCAGGACCGCTGGTATGGGGAAGCTCACACCGCGATCACCGGTTCTGAGCTCGAGAGCTTTCGGTTTCTAGTTGTGGAGAACGTCGCCCCCTACCTAGTCGGTGTGTACGACCTCGACTTCATGTGGGAAGACCTCGCCAAAGAACGCGTCAAACGAGCACGCGACCTCTACCGAGAATGCACCGAGTCAGGTATCTGGCCCGGCTACCCAACAGCAACACTCACACCCCCGACATGGGCCGTGTACGAGTCCGAAGAGGAAGAAATCCAAGTCTCATGATTACTCATTCAGAACCATCCGATGACAACCTCCGATTGATCGCTGCTCGTGCTTCAACCGTTGGTTACTACAGCGGTGGTGTGAAGCCGTTACGTGCCGTCTACCGGTCCGGTCAACTGGACGCCCAGAAGTATCTCGCCGAGCAGATCCGCGAAGATGCCGCAGAGTTCGAGCAGTTCGCACCCGGTCGAGCTGTCGAACTGGTCTCTTACTTCATCCAGTACCTGACGCTCCCCAGCGATCGGCAGGTCTAGTGATGGATATCGCAGAAACGACCGCTCCGAAGAGCGACCAGCAGAACTACGACGATTACGTGGGCGGGCCGAAGACGGTCACGGTCACGGAGGTCAAGGCGGGTAGTGCTGAACAGCCTGTCGAAGTGCACCTCGTCGAGTACCCCGGGCGACCCTACAAGCCCTCAAAAACGATGAGGAGAGTTCTCGTCGCCGCGTGGGGGCCGGAAGCATCCACCTACACCGGTCGCAAGCTGACCCTCTACGGCGACCCTGACGTTCGCTTCGGTGGGCAGGTCGTCGGCGGCATCAAGATCAGCCACCTGTCGCACATCGATAAGCCCCTCGCGCTCAGCCTGACTACGACTCGTGGGAAGCGTGCACCGTTCACTGTGCAGCCGCTCGAGACCCCGAAAGACACCTCAGGTCGGGACTGGTTGAAGGAGTTGAACGAGACCAACGAAGACCTGGATGCGATCGTTGCGCTCGGTCAAGCTGCACGCGCAAACCATGCAGGCAAGACGATCATCGACATGATCACCGCCGAGTGGACACGTGTGAAGGCTGGGCCGGCATGAGCAAGTCGAAGCAGAAGGGCACCACGTTCGAACGTCTCATCGCGGACGGGTTCGCTGCCGCCCTCGAAGACGACCGAATCGACCGGGCGCCACTCCGAGGAACCGCCGACCGCGGCGACATTGCCAACGTCCGCACCCCAAACGGGAAGCTCGCCATCGAATGCAAGAACGTCGCCAAGACAAACCTCGCTGGGTGGGTCACCGAAGCGCAACAGGAAGCAGGCAACGCTGACGCTGCAGCCGGGATCGTCATCCACAAACGGGCACGCAAGGGCCAGTTCATCGATCAGTACGTGACCATGACGGTCCGCGAACTGCTCGTCCTGGTCTGGGGAATCGAAACGGAAGGACGGCCATGAGCAGCTTGGAAGAGAGATTCTGGAAGAAGGTGGCGCGCCGAGGGCCAGGCGAATGTTGGGAATGGCAGGCCGCTAAGCGCCACCTAGGCTACGGCCAAATCAGCGTGAACGGGAAGCCGATGAAGGCTCATCGCCTCTCGTTCTTGCTGGCGAATGGTTACCTTCCCCCCGTTGTGCGCCACGCATGTGATAACCCACCGTGTGTGAATCCGCAGCACCTGCTCCCCGGCACACATGCAGACAATTCTGCTGATGCCCGGGCGCGCAACCGTGCCGTCAATCCACCCCGCATGGTCGGCATGGCGAATGCTCAGTCAAAACTGAACGATGCGATCGTGCGCGAAGCTCGCGAGCTGCACGCAAATGGCGAGTCGTATCACGCTCTTGCCGCTCGCTACTCGGTAGACCGCCGCACAATCACCCAAGCTGTGCGTGGGGATCGGTGGTCTCATGTCTAGGCCGCGGATCTTGGACCTGTTCTCCTGTGCTGGAGGCGCAGGAATGGGCTACCACAGGGCCGGCTTCGACGTTTTTGGGGTCGACATTGACCCGCAGCCGCGTTACCCGTTCGAGTTCCACCAGGGCGACGCGTTGAAGTATCTGCTCGAGCACCACCACGAGTTCGATGCGTTTCATGCTTCGCCCCCGTGCCAGGCGTTCACCAACGCTCAGCGGATACAGGGCAACGAGCACCCGGACTTCATCACCGCAACCAGGGCGGCGTTTCAGCTGATCGGGAAGCCGTGGGTGATCGAGAACGTCGTCGGCGCTCCGCTCAAGGATCCGATCGAGTTGTGCGGCGCCATGTTCCCTGGACTGCGCACGTACCGTCACCGTCTGTTCGAATCCAACGTCAACCTGCTGCAGCCGTTGCATCCGGCGCACGTTGCGAAGACGGCGAAGATGGGGCGGCAGCCAGGGCCGGACGAGTTCATGCACATCGTCGGGAACTTCTCCGGTGTCGCTGCGGGTCGGGTCGCGATGGGCATCGACTGGATGACTCGTGATGAGCTCCGCGAAGCTATCCCGCCGGCCATGACCGAGCTCGTCGGGAGGCAGATCCTTGCCCACCTCAAGCCCCCTGCCACTGACGTGATCCATCACGCCTACGACGCGAACGTTCCTGGGCTCGTGGCTTGCAACTGCGATCTCGGGCGAGAACACGATCTGGGATACGAGCCCCGGCTGTATCGAAGGAACTCGGCAGGTGAGCTCGCATGAGTTACGACTCCGAGGAGTGGCGCGACGAAGCGTTGTGCGCACAGACCGACCCAGACCTGTTCGTGATCGACCACGGTGGTTCGTCTGCTCAGGCTCGACTCATCTGCCGGCAGTGTGACGTAGCAGATTCTTGCTTGCAGTGGGCGTTGGACACGAACGAGCAGTACGGCATCTACGGCGGTCTGTCACCGCGGCAGAGACACAAGCTGAAGGGGCTGAGCGCATGATCGGGCCGAAGCAGGCGCCGCTGTCGAATGCTGACCAGAAGCGCGCATCTTCTGCAGCCTACGAGCTCGTCCAGCGACGCTCTGGTGGCCGCTGTGAGGGCTGCGGTCGTAAGCCTGCCACGGAGATGCATCACCGTCTGTACCGCTCTCAGGGTGGCCCTGATGACGTGCAGAACCTCCTCCACCTGTGTGGTCGGGGGAACACGTCCGGCTGCCACGGGATCGCGCATACCGGTCCCGGGCGTGAGGCGGGCTGGTCTGTCAACGCGTGGGCCACGTTCGCTGAGGTTCCGGTCAACTACCGGCTCGGCGGGCTCGTGCACCTCCTCGACCACGTGGATGAGGAGTCGAAAGGAATCCGACCGATCGACGCGGCTGGCGGGAACTACGTGAAAGGAGTGCTCAGCAGATGAGTAGACATCAGGAAACGTTGACGTGGTCAGCCCCGCGTGCTTGGTGCTGGAAGTGCCAGGAGTTCGTTGGTTTGCCGCGTCTTACCCATGCTGAGGCCGTGCGGGATGTCCGCGCGCATCGGAAGTCAGAGCATGTACCTCATCAGCCTCGACCCGACGACGTGTGCGTCAAGTGTGGGCGGTCCCGCGATGTGAGTCGAAACGGCGGCTTGACCTGTTCGGATGGCATCGAGGAACTGGGGCGCCACCTATTCACTCGTCCTTCGTCCCAGAATGTCCGGCAATCGTGAACCCTTACTACGGAGACGATCTCATCAGCCTCCATCATGGAGATGCGCTTGCCGTGTCCGTGACGCTCCCAAGCTCTTCGGTTCAGACGATCGTCACGTCACCGCCCTACTTCGGGCTGCGTGACTACGGCGAGGACGGACAGATCGGCGCCGAAAACAGCGTGACTGGCTACATCGAGTCGCTGGTCTCGCTCTTCGCGGAGCTGAGGCGAGTTCTGGTTGATGACGGGACGCTGTGGCTGAACCTCGGCGATTCCTATTCGAGCGCGCTGTCGGGCAACTCTCCGACAAATACGCGCAACAAGGGCGGACACGCCAAACGATCGAAGGTAGACGGTCTTGCTGCCAAGAACCTCATAGGTGTTCCCTGGCGGGTTGCCTTAGCTCTGCAAGCGGACGGCTGGATTCTTCGGTCGGACATCATCTGGCAAAAGCCCAACCCCATGCCAGAGAGCGTCACAGACCGCCCAACCAAGTCTCACGAGTACCTCTTCCTCTTCGCGAAGAAGCCCAAGTACTACTACGACGCAGCATCAATCGCGGAACCAATGTCTGATTCCAACGCCCAGAGGACCACTGCTCACTATGACACTTCGGTGAAGTACGGCGCTGGTAACGGCGGCAACGGCGGGCTGGACTCCCTCGCCGCACGGATGCGTGCGGGTGGCGTGACGGACAAGAACAAGCGTTCGGTTTGGACGGTGCCGACTGTGCAGTTCCCTGGTGCCCACTTCGCGGTGTATCCGCCTGACCTCATTCGCCCTTGCATCCTCGCTGGTTCACGTCCTGGGGACACGGTTCTGGATCCGTTCAGCGGGTCTGGGACGACAGGGATGGTCGCTACTCAGGAGGGACGCAAGTACGTGGGCATCGACCTGAACAAGGACTACCTGGATCTGTCGCTCAGCGCGCGGTTCCAGTCCCCGCCCCTGAACTTCGGGGACGGTGCCGCATGACACAGGAAAGGAGGAGACATGGCGAAGATCGTAGGTCCAACTGACGTCTACAGAGCATTCGACGACGAAGGGGAGATCCTGTACGTCGGCATCAGCTACGACGCATCGGAGCGGTTGCGTCAGCATCGCCGAAGCTCGAGCTGGTGGGGAATGGCGACGTGGTTTGAAGTTGATCGGTACGCCACACGTGAAGAGGCCGAGAACGTCGAAGCGGCGAGCGTCATGTTCGATGATCCGCCGTTCAACATCGACCCTTGCGGTCCTGCCGGCAGACGGGTGTGGGCAGACATCCGTGCTGGCGTCCTGACCTACCCGACTCTCGAAACGCATGAGTTCCATGCAAGCGATCTGGGGTGGTTCCGTCATGGCTAAGACGCGGATGATGAAGCACGATCTGCGGACCTCTGAGAAGGTCGCGTCGTGGCCGATCCCGATTCGCTACTTCTGGACTCTGCTCTGGGGGTACGTGGATGACCACGGGAAAGCCAAGGACAACCCGCTGTTGGTGAAGGCCGACTGTTTCCCGCTTGACCCGGACATTACCGCCGAGACGATCGATGAGTGGCTGTGGCACCTCACGGATGCTCACGTGGTCGTCAGATACACGGTCGAGGGGACGGACTACCTCGCAGTCATCAACTGGGGAGAACACCAGAAGCCGCCGCACCCGACGAAGGATGTCCTGCCTGCGTTCGACGACCCTCGCGCAACCCGGAGAGACCTTCATGCATCACGCATGAAGGATGCAGGAGAACCTTCTGCACCATTCACCCACGGGTTGGGTTGGGTTGGGTCTGGGTTTGATCTTGGGTTTGGGTCTGAGTCATCACCTCCGGCGATGGTTCCCGCCATCCACCCATACCGCACCTTCGATGACTTCTGGGCCATCTGGCCGAGGAAGGTCGGCAAGGGAGAAGCGAAGAAGGCGTGGGACAAAGCAGCCCTCAAGAAGAGTCCCGATGAGCTGTTCGCCGCTGCTCTCGCCTATGCCGAGCACAAGCACCGTCCAGCGAAACAGTTCGTGCCCCACCCAGCGACATGGTTGAACGGCGAACGGTGGGACGACGAACTCCCAGAGCCGCCCGAAGCGGAGAAGCGCACACAGTCACCAGGAGACAGAGCTATGCAAACCGTGAATCTTGGCCGTCCGATGCTCGCGACTGAGTTGTTGGGGCTCGAGCAGTGAACCGCGAACAGTGCGCTCAGGTGTTGGCGAAGATCCAGTTGGGCGACAACCGGCAAGTGGATCAGCTGGTGCTGGATGAGTGGTTCCACACGATCGGTCACCTGTCGTTTCAGGATTCGATCGAGGCTGTCCGTGAGCACCGGTTGACGCGTCCTGGTGTGTGGATTGAGCCGGGGCATGTGGCGGCTGGTGTGAAGGCGATTGGGAACGATCGTGTGTCACGTCAACCGTTGGAGGCGCCGGACAATGCTGCACCGAAGCCGGCGAACTGGGATGCGATGGTCGCGGCGTGGAATGACCCGGTGGAGTTCGCCCGTGAGAAGGCGATCTATTCGCAGCAGCTCGTGGATGAGGGTTTGCCGCCTCTGTATGAGCGGGGGTGGGCTAGTGAGCGCGGCGTTTGATGCGTTCCTGGCCGCTGTTGACCCTGTGGCGGTCGAACGGGAACGGTTCGGTACGCCGGGTAGGGGTGAGCGTCCTGGGTCGGCAGATGACCGCCTGATGCGTCTCGCTCATGAAGCGATCGCCACCGAATTCCGGCACCGGCGCGACTTCCCGTCTGCGACGCCTGGCGAGATTCGCCGGATGCTCGCCGCGGAGGCCGCGCACCACGAACGAACGATCTACAAGCAGTCGTCCGAGGGGCGTGCTGCACAACGAGTTAAACGAGCCGCTGAGCTCGAGAACAGGAAGACAGCATGAGTGATCAGCCAATCAAGGATGGCGTGTACGGGTTCGTTTCGGGGACGGTGGGCCGCTCGTTCGACACGAAGAACGGTCGGGCGTTCGAGCTCGAGGTGAAGGACCAGAAGCAGCAGTACCCGGACAAGTGGACGATCTGGGGTGACCTGGCTGTCCGCGAGGGTGACCGGGCGACTGTGAAGGGATGGTTGGGGATCTCGAGGGAGACGTACCAGAAGGACGGCGAGACGAAGGTCGCGATCAGGAGGGCCGTGAACAAGCCGGAGCTGTCGGCGTCCGAGCACACGCCTAGCGCGTCTCCACGGGGCGCACAGGGCCAGCCGCAGCAGGGTGAGGCTTGGGCGAAGGAGTCACCGGGCAGTACAGCGGCAACGGATGCGTGGAACACGCCCGGCAGCTATTCCGATGAGACGCCTTTTTAGTCATGATGACCAGGGGTTTTCTACTGAAAGAGAGTAGAATGAGAGCGACCCCGCGAGGTGCTACCAACACCAGGCGGGGTCTGACCCAACCAATCGCTTTGACCGATAGGAGGGCTACCGTGGATGGTACCCGAAAGACAGACGCTGAACGTTTCGAGAGCCACTTCACTCGACTGGGCGAAGACGAGTGCTGGCCCTGGGTTGGTGACCACACCATGGATGGGTATGGCCGATTCGTGCTTGGTCCTGCTAGGCCGAAGCGCGTCCGGGTAATCGCGTCCCGATATGCATTGGAGCGCTCGGGGATCCCCGCACCTGATCCTGCCATGCGTGCCTGTCACCACTGCGACAATCCCCCGTGCGTGAACCCTAAGCATCTGTACTGGGGCACGGACGCTGAAAACGTCCGAGATGCTGCGCGGCGAGGCCGAAGAGCTTCAATGAAAGGCAGCCGCGCCATCTTGACCCCGGATCAAAGGGATCAGATCGCCCTCAAGCGCGCGGCCGGCGAGTTGATTGTCGCGCTCGCTGACGAGTACGGGGTGAGCAGAATCACCATCCGCCGATCGCTGGCGAAGTGGAATGTTGCGAACGGAGACCCCTCGTGACGGGTCAGTCGGTTCGGGGTGCGTACAGTCTCGCCCCGATCAGCCCGCAAACACAGGAACACGAGGAGGCAGATCACCGGTGCGGTATCTGCAACAACGGAACAGGCGTCAGGAACCCTGAATGCCCCGGAAGGAGAAAGTCATGAACTTCAGGACAGATCGTCTCGTGCACGGCATGACGAACGATGGCGGTCAGATCGTCCGATACAACCGTGCCGGGAAGTGGTACATCGAATACCCCGACCGCAAACGCCGGTTTGTGGACATCCGCCAGGCGGTCGAGGCCGCACTGACCGGAACAGCTCGACTGGGATTGCCCGGCGGCGGCGTATTCGATCGCCTCTACCGAACGCGTCAGGCGCAGTCATGAACCCGTTCGATCTGATCCCGTGGGCGTTCGCGATCGGGTTCAGCCTGGTCATTCTGGCGCCGGCGGTCGCGATCATCACCGCGGCATGGAGTGCTGGGAGGCGGATGTGACCTCGGATCGCATCATCCGAACCATCGCCGCCGCATCGAACATCGCGGTTGCTGCTGCTCTTGTCTACTTCACCCGGTGGATCACCAAGAAAGGATTCTGATGGACAACAAAGAACTGATCGTACGGGCGAAGGCTTACGCGACGCCGACGAGGTACAACACTGCCGATGCGCCGATCCATGAACTGGTGCGCGGTCTCGCGGACGCGTTGGAGGCTGCTGAGGCCGAACTGACACGACGAGCCACGGTGATCGCGGATGCGCTTGCTGCGATCGAGTGCGTGCCTCTGATGGACGACCGGTACGGAACCCACGTCGACCGGAAGGTGCTGTTCGACATCCTCGCTGCTGCTCCTGTGTCTCTCGAAGCCGTGAAAGCGGAGACGACAACCGAATGGGGCGTCCGGTACAAGAACCTCGCCGATGAACCCGTGTATGTCTCACACGGAGACGAAGACCCGCGCGCTTCTAGTGAGCTGTCCATGTGCGAGGGCGACGTGTTGGTCTCGCGCGAGGTCACCGACTGGCGTCCCGTCGAGACGGAAGGGCATAACCGTGCCTGACTTCCCGACCCCGTGGGCGTCAATCGGTCAAGCATTCGAGATGGCCGACTCCCAACCTCGTCTTCTCGCTGATTTGCAGGAGCACGGGTACCCGCAAGAAACGAAACAGGAGGAAGGGCGATGAGCGAGCTCGACGACCTGCTCGACAAGCTAACGACGGGAACAATCATCACGACGATCCTCGGGGACGGTACGAAGCATCAGGAGTTCCACGACGGACTGATCCCGCAACTCCGATCCTCGGTCGCATCGTCACTGGTTGGCGGTGCTGCGGCTGGCGCCCTCCCAAATGAGCGCCTCCCGTTCGACGCCGACGCGTTGGAGCTGTACCAGGGCATTGAGCGTGCCATCGGGGAACAGTTCGTGGAACTCGGGTTGGGCGTGCCGGGTTTGCTGCCGGAACTGAACCTCCGGCGCATCTATGCAGCGCTCAACGACGAGGACACCGAAACCGTCGCACGCACGTGGAGACGATGGGCGACAACCATCGAGGGCAAGTTCGACCCTGTACGAACCCTCACCATCACCGAACCCTGCCCCGTCTGCGGTGCCGTCACCTGGAAGTCACCATCAGGCGACATCATGGCCGACCCCGTCGTCATCGAATTCCGTGGGAAGTCGACCGACGCGGTGCCCGACATCTCGGATGCCGTCGCACGGTGTAGAGCGTCCAGTGACGACGGGCCGTGCTCTGGATACTGGGCAGGGGAGCAGGAGATCCGGGCGCTCAGGTGGGGGCTGTCAGCAGAAGAGGCTGTGTCAGAGGGAGATGAGAGGATGAGCACATGACAGAGCAGCAACGCATCGTCATTGCTGAACGCCAGCGAAGCTACAGCGCAGGCGAGATGACGACCACAACGATCTGGCACCTGCCCGCGGGGAAACTCGACGAGGGAGGGTGGTATCAGCCGATCAAATGCGGGATGGGAATCACGTTACCCGGGCGCGCAGAGAAGGTTCCGCGCAGCCAAGTGTGTCCAGCCTGCCTATCAGGCCGCAGTTGGGACACGCCGGAACAGTAGTTGCCCCAACGTTGCATTGATGTTTAACTGTGTCTTGCAGCGCAGTAGTGTCGCTGCAACCACTTCGACAAAGCCCCTGGACCTCGGTTCGGGGGCTTTCGTCGTTAACAGCTCGCGTTCCAGTCTCAGCGTCACCACCATGCGAGAAGCGACCAGTAGCACCCCCGGCAGCCCGAAGACAACACGTCTCGGCAAGCCCGGACGAGGGTACAGGTACGCAGTGACAGCCAACACGCTCGAAGACAGGAACGCGACACACCTCCCCACCCCGCTAGCAACGGCTAAGAGTGGTGGCAGCAACCCGGAGTCATGACCGGCGAACTGTCAGACGGCACGGCGTCGGAATTCGCCCCGTGCGGCATCCCGCGGATGGTTCAGATAGCAGCTTCGGTGCACCGTCTCTGCGATGACTCAGTGAGGTTCGATCCCTCACGGCGGGGCGCGGAGTACCGCTCGTTTGCGAGTAAGGCACCAGCGCTGGCAGACCGCAAGGAATAGTCTGCCGCCCCAATCTTGGTGGGCATACACGCACAGGCCGTAGAGCCACACACACGCGTCGTCACTGCCCACCACAAAGGTCACCATGAAAGGTTGGCGTTGGCCAGGTAATCAACGCACACAGGGTGGCGACCCACCGCCACTCCAAGCCGTATGCAAGCCGCTGATCACGGGCGGCTGGGAGTCCATACTCGCTTTCGGGAGGCTGACATGCGCGCTAAGCACGCACGGCTCATCCGTTCAGGTATTCAGAAAGCACGGGCAGTCGTCGCCTTCCTCGAACCACTGGGAAGTTGGGGACGCGGAGCAAACTACTCACCGTTCGCCCCACACAACAATCTCGCTGCTCGCGCGTACCGGCACACATGGCAGTGCGCTGAAATTCGCCGCGAGGAACACGAACGGCATGCCTAACGCCTGGTCAACGGTCACTCACTCCAAAGACACCCACCACATCCCAGTAGGCGACCTCATCGACCACCAACCGGACGAGCACTGCATCTGCGGACCAACACACCGCTCCGATGTGAGCAGCGGGGTACTCAGGTGGGACGTCTGGCACCACAGCCTCGACGGGAGAGAAGCCGATGAGTGACACCAGCACCCTGTACGGAGTGCGCCGCGAGCAGCAGCTCGAGCTGATCAACGACGACCTCTGCGACCTCCTCATGGAAGCTCACTGGTACGCCAAAGACCCCAAGGACCGTGAAGCTCTGAAACGTCGTCTCGGCCGTGTCATCGACAAGCTCCGTGCCTGGCAAGAAGAGACGCCACGTCAGGTCACCATCACGCCAACGTCCGAGCCTGTCACCTGGACCATCAACGGCGAACCCCTGTACGCCCACCAACTCCCACCCGAGGACACCAGCGATGAACGCTGAACAAGAAGCACACGCGAGGGCAGGACTCGAGGTCGCTGGGATTGTCGGGGTCGCGCAAGACACTGCAGTCAGCAACCTGGCCGGGATGACCGAAGGATGGGCGCCGGCCAACAAGGAGTGAGTTATGTACCACTCCGGTTGGAAAATCTTCGGGGTTTGACTACCCACCCAGAAACAAGATCCGCGTAATTACGCGGATCCAGTCGAGTTATGTACCACTCGACCCAACAACTACACAGAGAACGACCCGGCGCTGCGCTAACAGCCCGGGTCACGACCGACTTATGAGGAGTCGATATGCCCGAGCGTACCTGCAACCACTGCAAGACACCACTCAACAGCGGGCAGCGGAGATACTGCTCCCACCTGTGCGCCAACACCAGCTCGGCGATCGCTCGAGCAGCAGAGAACGCGGCACACCCACAGAAGACATGCGAAATCGACGGGTGCAGCAAGCCAGCCAGGTCACGGACCGCTGAGCTGTGCAAGATGCACTACCACCGTCAGTACCGACACGGATCCACCAGCATGGTCGCAACCAGATCCGGTGTCAGCGTGAGCAACGGCCGCAAGTACAAGACCAAGCACGCACCCAGACACCCGCTCGCATCCAAGCACGGCATCGTGTACGTACACCGCATGGTCCTCTTCGATGCCATCGGGTACGGACCCCACGCCTGCCACTGGTGCGGCACCGAGGTTGACTGGAAGCCCAAGGGAACACCCGGCGAGCTACAGCCAGACCACCTGAACAACCAAGGTGACGACAACCGCCTCGAGAACCTGGCCCCATCGTGCCGGTCATGCAACGCAGGCCGTGCCGGACAGGCCCGGTCCAAAGCGCTGCGAGAAGCAGGATGGTGGAGCGGCAACGACACGATAGCCCACCTCCGAAACGGCGGGCGTGCCCAGCCAATCGAGGCAGCCTGAACCAGGGCAGGGAGTGATGAACACGTGGGACGCAACACAGCGAAGCAGACCAGGTTCCGCAAGGTCATCGCTCAAGCCAAGCCCGCCTGCCACATCTGCGGTCAGGCCATCGACTGGAACGCAGGTCACCTCGACCCTCGGTCCTTCGTCATCGACCACGTGATCCCACTAGCCAAAGGCGGTGAGGATGCGTTGCCGAACCTGAGGGCAGCGCATCGACATCCGCTCCTGCAATAGCACCAAGCGCGCCCGTCTAGTGGCCCCGATCGTGCGCAAGTCCGGTTCCCTCGACTGATACAGCCACGGCCCACAGGCAGGCACGCAGAGGCAGTCGGGCATGCCTCAGAGGCAGCCTCAAGGCGGCCCAGACCCCACGGGGGAGGCCCCGGGGCGACCCTTCAGAAAATC